ATAAAAAAAGACAGCAACTTGTTGAATTTGACTCTCTCATCAAATCCCGATTTGTCGAGATGTTTGGGGATGTTTTTAGTAGAAAAAGTAAGTTTAAAACTAAGAAAATTGGTGAATTAGTAATTTCTAAAGTAGAAAGAGCATCTAAATATTTTGATTCAGAAAGTGAAATAAAGTATATCGATATTTCATCAATTGATAATTCAAATAATGTAATTACCGGATATACACAATATTTCATGAAAGATGCTCCTTCAAGAGCTCAACAGCATGTAAAAAAACATGATATTCTCATCTCAACTGTTAGACCAAATCTAAATAATGTTGCAAAAGTTCAATATGATTTTGATAATTTAGTGGCATCATCGGGATTTTGTGTTTTAAGATCAACTGAAATTGAACCAGAATATCTTTTTAGCTTTGTATCTAGAAATGAATTTGCCAATTATTTGTCATCACTTACTACTGGAGCAAGTTACCCCGCTGTGAGTGATAAAGATATATTAAACATCGAGATACCATATCCACCAAAAGATAAGCAATTAGAGTTTGTTAATTTTCATAGACAAGTCGACAAATTGAAATTTGAGAATGAGATATTGTATTCTATATCTAGATTTACTATAAATAAACAAACTAATTTATTAGGTTATAGGGGAGTGACTTTATGAATTTTGATTATTTAAAAGCAATTGATTCTTTAAAGGACTTATATGTATTCTGTAAGGACGCAGAATCATTTGTTTTATCACGTCCTGATATTAGTGCTGCTCAATCTCGTAAAGCACTTGAATATTTAGTTAAACTAGTATATCAATTAAGAAACGAAAATGTGCCTCAAAGAAGTTCCCTATTTGAACTAGTTTCATCTGAAGATTTTACAAACTTTATTAATGATGCTTCTATGCTTAATGCTCTTCATTACATAAGAAAAGTAGGAAATATAGCAATACATGATGATGAAGTTAGTCAAAAGGAAGCACTATTATCATTAAAGCAATTATATATATTCACAGGTGAATTACTGATTAAACTTGATTTGATTAAGTCATACCCTTTATTTGATGAAACAAAACTCATTAAAACTACCGAAAAAACTCCAATTGTTAAGGATGCTATCATTAATCAGGATTTAGTTGATAATCTAAGACCTATAATGAATAGGCAAACTACACTTGGTGTTGGTATTAATATTAGTGAAGCTGAAACACGAAAGTTATACATTGATTTATATTTAAGAGAAGCAGGTTGGACAGTACTTGACAAAGATAATGTTAGACTTCCTGAAAAAGCAGGTATCGAAATTAAAGTACAAGGAATGCCAAATAATCAAGGTATAGGTTTTGTTGATTATGTTCTATTTGGGTACGATGGCAAACCTCTTGCTATTGTAGAAGCCAAGAAAACAAGTGTTTCACCTATCAAAGGAAAAGAGCAAGCACTGCTTTATGCAAGATGTTTACAAAAAGAATATGGTTATCTTCCTATTGTATATTATACAAATGGTTATCAAATATGGATTATTGATCAACTGGGATATCCAGCTAGACAAATCTTTGGATTTCATAATATTAAAGAATTAGAGTATTTGATGAAATTACGCCAAAGAGGTACTATCAGTGATTTAACAATCGACGAATCAATCAGTGATAGACCATATCAAAAAATGGCTATCACAAAGGTTGCTGAGACATTTAATCAAAATCGAAGAAAAGCACTTCTTGTTATGGCTACAGGTACAGGGAAAACAAGAACTGCGATCTCACTGGTTGAATTACTTACAAGAAATAAATGGATAAAAAATGTTCTCTTTTTAGCAGATAGAACAGCATTAGTAACACAAGCTAAAAGGAACTTTAATAAATTGCTACCTAATTACACAATTTCTGTCTTATCAGACAAAGACAAAGAACCTGACTTAAATGCTCGTTTAGTCTTTTCAACATATCAAACAATGATTAATTTAATCGATGGTGATGATAGAACATTTGGTATTGGTCGATTTGATTTAATTATTATTGATGAAGCTCATCGTTCTATTTTCAATAAATATAAAGCTATTTTCACATACTTTGACTCGTTACTAGTAGGTTTAACTGCTACACCGAGAGATGAAATTGAGCGTTCAACATATTCAACTTTTGACTTAGAAGAAGGAGTCCCTACTTTTCATTATGAGATGGAGGAAGCTGTAAGAGATCATTATTTAGTTGGATATACAGTCCTAGATAGAACAACTAAATTCTTAAAACAAGGTGTTAAATACAACGAACTTTCTAAAGAGGAAAAAGAAGAATATGAAAAAACTTTTCTTACTCCAGAAGGTGACCTACCAACCGAATTAAGTGGAGCAGATTTTTTCAAAAAAATCTATAATGATAACACCGTTGATTTGGTCTTGCAAACGCTAATGAACGAAGGTTTAAAAGTTAATGGTGGAGATTTAATTGGGAAAACTATCATTTTTGCATTTAATCATGTTCATGCTGAACTTATCGTAAAAAGATTTGAAAAGTTATATCCTAAACTTGGTCCAGAATATTGCAAGTTAGTCGATAACTATGTGACCTACGCTCAAAGCATAATTGACTCCTTCAGTGTGAGAGATAAATTACCTCAAATCGCTGTTTCTGTAGATATGCTTGACACAGGTATCGATGTACCAGATGTATTAAACTTGGTATTCTTTAAACGAATTTATTCAAAAATCAAATTTGTTCAGATGATTGGTAGAGGTACTCGAAAATCAGATAATATTTTTGGACACCTAAAGCATAAGAATCAATTCTATATTTTTGACTTCTGTGACAACTTTAGTTTTTTTGAAATGAATCCTCAAGGTAGAATAGTAAATCAAGGATATTCAATGACACAAAAAGTCTTTCAAATGAAGCTCGATTTACTATTTGAACTTCAAAAACAAGAACATCAAACAAATTCATTTCATAAGACATATTATGAAAAAATAAGAACAGAACTCTATCAAACAGTTAGAAATTTTAATCGTGAAAGAATTCTCGTTAGAAATAGTTTACCAATAGTAGATAAGTATTCAGTTGAAAGCAAATGGACGTATTTATCAAAATATGACATTCAAGAAGTTAAGAATAATTTGACACTGTTAGTGGATAGCGATAAAGATATAGAGTCAGCAAAAGCATTCGATTTAAAGGTGTTTTATATCATGCTTTCTCTAATTTCAGAAGATGTTGTTGCAAAAAAAGCAATAGAACAAGTAGTACGGATTTCACAAGCTCTACTTGAAAGATTAAGCATCCCTCAAGTCGCTGAAAAGAAAGAATTATTATTTGAAGTTACAACTCAAACCTATTGGAATAATATAAATATAGAAAAACTTGAACATTTAAGAAATGAATTAAGATATTTGATTCAATATATAACTGATGAAGTTGGAATATATTCAACAGATTTTAAAGATGAATTAATTGATCAAGGTACTAAAGACATCAATATTATTGACTTTAAGACTTATGAAGAAAAAGTGATTGATTATCTTTTATCCAATGATGTTAATGAAACAATTATCAAGATTAAGATGTTAGAAAAGATTACCGCAGATGATCTTAGAGAACTTGAACGTATCTTGTGGCAAGAACTTGGTACTAAGGATGACTATTTTAATGTGACTAAAGAAGAAAATCTTGCGGTTTTTATTCGCAGTATTGTAGGAATTGAACAAGAAGCGATTAATCAAAAGTTTGCTGAATATCTTAATACCAATATTTTATCTTCAAAACAACAAGAATTTGTCAAAAGTATCATCAACTATGTACAACAAAATGGTGATATAACAAAACAAGATTTGGTTGAAAAATCTCCTTTCAGTGATTTTGATGTTGTCGGATTATTCAATGATAAAATAGATATTTTAATAAGTGTTATCAACAATTTACATGAGAGCATTTTAGTTGCTTAATTATATTCAAATTCAATGGTTGGTAAGAAACTACTGCGGGTAAACAAGAGGTAAAAAAGGCTCTACGTAGCGTTGTATGGATTAAGTATAAGATCAAAGATGTTGAAGTTTTTGATAAAGCTTATAAGTACATCGAACAGTATTATTAATGGTTGTTTTAGGATAATTCGCTAATTAAGGGGGGTATCTTATTTGGGAGAAATAAATAATACATTCATAGAATATCTTCAAGGGGATAAGTATTATGATTTAATCTATAAATCTATTTTTTCATGGTGTTGTAAAAATAAAGATTTACTCTTGAACAGAATTAAAGGTCAAAGTATTAGTTACATAGCTCATATTGAGGAAGATGAACTTGAACTAGACTTTAAGAATGTTTGGATTGATAGCAAAGATAACTCCAGGATTGATTTCGATATAGCCATTGACCTTACTGTATATGTTGAAGGCGTGTATGGAAAACATCATGATAGAGATCAGTTTGCATCTAATCTATGGGTAATGGTTTATTGTACTGGTACCATGGATAAAAAGCTCAATGATTTTAGAATTATCGGAGTTGATGAATTTAATAAAACCAAACCGAAAAAACCATTGTCTGGTGACTTTGTTCCGATAATTAGAAAAGAAGACTATGATGAATATGCTCATGAAATCTTAGATAAGTTTTACTTTATATTTCATCCAGAAGCACGTGTTGTTCCGATGGCGATTAACACCGATGAACTAGCTCGCAATATGGGATTAAATGTCATAAATGCTAGTATAACAAAGGACAGAAGCATATTCGGACAGATATTTTTCTCTGATACTGAGGTTAATTTATATGATTCTACTTCAGGAAAAATAGTAAAAAGGACAGTAAGTAAAAATTCAATAATCGTGGATGATGAAGCTGCATACTTAAGATCATATGGATCAAGAAATATGACGATTGCTCATGAGTGTGTACATTCATATTTTCATAGAAAAGCTTTTCAATTTGCTCAGATGTTAAGCGAAGATTTGAAATACATTCAGTGTCAGGTTAATGGTGTAATGAAAACTGGTAGAAAGAATACTGTTACTGAATGGATGGAAATTCAAGCTAATGGTTTGGCACCATATATTTTGATGCCTAAAAGTACAGTTGAACCTTTTGTAAACTCATTATTTCATGAGTATGATTTAAAAGGAATAAGAAAAGAAGAATGCATCGTAGACATCATTAGAGAAGTGGCAAGCACTTATGGTGTAACCGATTATGCTGCTAGGAAAAGACTTATCGATTTAGGGTTTGAAGAAGCAATCGGAGCTTTAAATTGGGTTGATGATCATTATGTTAGACCATACTTTTTCAAAAAGGGATCTTTAGCATCTAATGAAACTTTCACTGTTAATTATAAGGACATTATTAATACGGTTCTAAATGGAAATTTATTAATTGATGTTCTAATGAGCAAGTATGTTTTTGTTGAAAATCACTTATGTATAAATGATGAAAAGTATGTTACAAAGAACATTTTTGGTGATCTTGTACTAACAGATTATGCACTTCTACATATGGATGAGTGTTGTGTTAAATTTAAATACAATACTATTAACGGATTCAACGAGGGTTCATCATTTGGTTTAATGTGCTATCTATGCAGAGATTGCAGTAAAGAACTCGATTTTGATTTACAGATAGCTAGTAATCCTGCAAGAGCAATACATGACGATCGTTTTGCCGAAAGATGTAAAATTCATAAAGAGCAAGTTGATGAGGTAATGCTTGCTATCCAAAATAAAACTTTTACCTATATTCTAAACTATCTTATGGATTATCTTGATATCAGTATTAAAGAATTTGAAATTGATTCTGGAGTAAACGAACGTACCGTTAGAAGATATTTGAATGGTGAAAACAAAGTGCCAAATAAGAGAATTGTAGTTGCATTCCTTAGAACACTGAATTTACCATATAAAATTTGTGAATACGCACTTAAACAAGCTGGTATATCTTTTGTTAATGGAAATCCAGAAGATGATGCTCTACTATTGGTTCTAACTGGGCTACGTAATGCAAGTGCGAAAGATGCAAATTTATTTATGATTAAACAGGGTTTTGAACCATTAACAAATGAAGATTAAAAAAAATCGGACAACCCTTGTCTATATTTGAATACCTAATTTTATATTATTTAATTATGGAGGACTTAGTTCCTCCTTTTTTTTATGCTATTTTTATCATTTTTTATTTAAACCAGTCAAAAAATTATTGTTTTTCTTCTGACAACCCTTGCCTTAGGAATATAAAAACTATTTGATATACTCCACTCAGATGATAGGGTAGCTCCCTTGATTCAGGTGAAGTCTGCTTATATAGAAGTTGCTAGCTGTATAAGATTACACAACAGATCAACCGACTAAAAACTAAATAAGCTGAACCAGTCAATTGTGTATGAGTGGCGAAGCAATTAGAAGTGGAAATCTTGAAAAAGGTACTCCGTTCTTTTTGCTACGCCCGAATTACGTGTGGACTGAAAAAGAGATCTCCGCTTCTAACGAAATTTAGAAAATCGGAGGTCTTTTTTATGAACTATCAATTAAAAGATGAGTATTCAAGTGAAGAAGAAATCAAGCTTGCTATCGCTGAGTACAACAAAGGCAAAAAACCTGAGGAAGAGATGCGTTATTGCTCTTACTACAACAGTTATACAAGAAAACGAATGTATGTCCCATGTACCATCGAATACTTCCATGCTTGGCGAAATATGTATGCAGAAGAACATAGAAAAAGGGACATGGAAAGCAGATGCTTGGTTCCTTCTGAAAGGTACTCTTACATGAAAAGATGTATGGAAGATTGTAGTCAATGTCCGTTTGGAAAGACTCATAGAGATGGCAAACCACTATCACTAGATCAGTTTATCGAAGATTACAACTTTGAAATGGCTGATATGAATAGTGAGTCACCACACGAAGCAATGATGAAATTCGAGTTGGAAGAAGCAATCGAGCACGAAGTGTCACAGTTAGATGAAAAGAACCAACAATTATTGGATCTATTCAAGAACGGTTACACAGATGACGAGATTGGAAAAATCATGGGTTTGAAACGTTCCACAGTCCAATACAGAAAAACATCACTTTTCAAGTTACTAAGAGAAAAACTTAAGAATTTTATTTAATAATTTTTTGGCAAAATCTTGTCGAGTTCCCATTTGACTTTTAGAAGGCAAGAACAGTCTTCAAAAAAATCAAAGGAGGACCGAACTATGGTTGACAATGTTCAAGAAGCTAGAGAAGAACCCGTAGTAAGCAAAGTTGAAATATTTGATTCTTTATTAACTATTAGCTTTCTGACTAAGGCTCTAGCAAAAAAGATAATGCTCCTCGATGGAGATGAAAAACAAGGAGGTAAGAATGTTGTCTCAAAGAGCACACTCAATCTTGGCTCCGAGTAGTAAAGAATGGTTTCACTGTGGATATGCAATCCGATTCCTAGCTAACAAAGTAGAAGAATCATCAGAAGCTACCGAATTTGGAAGTGAATGCCATCTACTTGCAGAAGCCTACATCAGGCATAGCTTAAAACTCGAAGATTATGATTCAAAAGATGAAAGATCAATCGAAGAAATCAAAGCAGGGTTTAAGCACTATTCAGAAGAAATGGAACGATTAGCAAATGGCTACGCTAACTATGTAATCAGCACAGTTGATTATGAAGCTAAGCGTACGGGCGAGCAGCCAATTGTACTGATCGAACAACTTCTGGAAATGGACTATGCACCAGATACTCATGGAACTTTGGATTGCGGGATTATTGCAGGAGATACGCTAACAATCATTGACAACAAGACTGGATTTATCAAGGTAACACCATTTGATGAAACGTTAAATGAACTAAACAGTCAGCTTGGAATTTATGGTTTATATGCCTACAAATGCTACAAAGATTTTTATCCAATTAAGAACATACGCTTAGTTATTTATCAAGAACGAATTAACAATATTTCAGAGTATTCCATAACTTCAGAGGAACTTGAGAAATGGGAAAGAGAAAGACTTATTCCTGCTGCAAAAGAAGCATTAAGCGAAGATCCAAAAGCCAATAGTGGTGTCTGGTGTCGATTCTGTCCTGGACGTAATGTTTGCAGAAAAAGAGCTGAAGATAACATTCAAACAGTTAAGAAAATCAACAAACCAGAATTTATGACCGATGAGGAACTCGAAGCTATTTTACCGCAATTAGACAGTGTGATTTCATACATCGCAGACATAAAAGAATATTGTCTTAAAAAGGCACTAGAAGGCAAAAAGTGGAAAGGTTATAAGATTGTTGAATCGGTTACTAAACGCAAAATCAGTGATGAAGATGCTGTTGCAAAAATTCTAAGTGATAACGGCTACGATCCTTTCGCACCTAAAAAACTATTATCAATAAGTGACCTTCAAAAAATGGTAGGTAAAACTCAATTTAATGACTTAGTTGGTAACTACATTATCAAACCTAAGGGACAAGCAGTGCTAGCTCCTGAATCTGATGCTAGAGAAGAATTAATAATTAATAAGGAGATGAAATAACATGTTAAACATCATTAGTGGTGTTGAGAAAACACCGATTAAATTTTGCATTTACGGTGCTGAAGGTGTCGGAAAAACGTCACTTGCATCCAAAATGCCTGATCCACTTTTCTTAGATACAGAAGGTGGAACATCAAGATTAGACGTCAGACGAATCAAAATCAAAAGTTGGGAAGAGCTAATTGGAACAATTAAAGAGGTTATTGATAATCCAGATGTTTGTAAAACCTTAGTGGTAGACACAGCAGACTGGGCTGAAAGCTTATGCTCTGACTTTATTTGTAACAAGTATCGAAAAGCAAACATTGAGGATTTTGGATTTGGGAAAGGCTACACCTATCTTGCAGAAGAATTCTCTAACTTACTCCAACTATTATCAAAACTTGTTGATGTGGGTATTAATCCAGTTGTTATTGCACATGGAAAACCACGAAAGTATGAGCTCCCAGAAGAACAAGGCCAATTCGACAGATGGGAAATGAAACTAACAAAACAATGTGCTCCATTAGTTAAAGAATGGTGTGACATCTTACTATTCTGCAACTATAAGACTTTTGTTGTTACTACTGAAAATAATACAAAAAAAGCTAGCGGTGGTAAGCGAGTAATGTATACAACTCATAACCCTTGCTGGGACGCAAAAAATCGCTTCAGTTTGGCTGATGAGCTAGACTTGGCTTTCAGTTCGATTTCACACTTATTTGCCGACGTGTCGCCTAAAACAGGCGAATCTGAGCCTACTAAAGAGACACTAAGGCATACAGTTGAAAAACTTAAAAACATGATCCAAGAAGCAGGAATTACTGAAAATTCACTCAAGGTAATCGTTGCTACTAAAGGCCATTACTCACTTACCGATGATATTTCATCTTACTCAGATGACTTTATTACCAGATGGATCATTCCTAACTGGTCAAAAATCATTCAAACAATTTCTAATACTAACGGAGGTAAATAATTATGTCAGAAATTAATAATCAAAATATGTTAATGGATTGGAATGACCTTATTGAAGATGATGGTCAGGAGTTCGTCTTATTACCTGAAGGTGATTACAACTTTGTTGTTACTGGATTTGAAAGAGGAAGATTCCCTGGTGGTGCAAAGGTTCCAGCATGTAATAAAGCAACCATTACTGTTCAAGTTACATCACCAGATGGAAATGCAACAGTAAAGTTCGATTTATTACTCTATCGCTCATTAGAATGGCGTATTTCAGCTTTCTTCCGTTCAATCGGCCAAAAGAAACATGGTGAAAAATTAACGATGGATTGGAATAAAGTTATCGGCTCAAAAGGTCGTGCTCATTTCAAGCAAAGAACTTATATCAATCAATCTGGTGAAGAAAAGACAGTTAATGATTTAGATCGTTTCATCGATTATGATCCTAAGTACTTCATTGAAATCAGTGAAGATGATCTTCCGTTTTAGGGGGTAATCTATGGAGTTAAGACCGTATCAAAATGAAGCTGTTAATGCAATTTTTAATCAATGGAATAGCGGCTTTAAAAATACATTACTTGTTTTGCCAACAGGCACAGGTAAAACGGTCGTTTTCTCAAAGGTAGTTGAAGAAGAAGTCAAAGATGGTAGTAAGGCATTAATTCTTGCCCATCGTGGTGAACTTCTCGACCAAGCATCGGACAAGTTAAAGGTAGCTAGTGGGTTAGATTCTGCTTTAGAAAAGGCAGAGTCTACCTCCATCGGCTCACCGCATGATGTCACAGTTGCTTCGGTTCAAACATTATCTCAAGAAAAGCGACTAGCCAGATTTCCAAGAGATTACTTCAAAACAATCGTGGTGGATGAAGCACATCATTCGATGTCACAAACTTACCAGCGAATATTAAAACACTTCGATGGTGCAAGAGTACTAGGCGTAACAGCTACACCAGACAGAGCAGATCAAAAAAATCTAGGACAATTTTTCAACAGCAAAGCTTACGAATATTCAATGCATCAAGCAGTAAAAGATGGTTATCTATGTCCCGTAAAAGCACAGATGATACCACTGGAACTAAATATTAACAGCGTTGGAATTTCAAATGGCGATTATGCCGTTGGTGAAATTGGAAGTGCATTAGATCCTTACTTAAATCAAATAGCGATCGAAATGTTGAACTACTGTAAAGGTCGCAAAACAGTTGTATTTTTACCTCTGGTAAAGACATCTCAAAAGTTCTGCGATTTACTCAATGTTCATGGATTAAAAGCTGCTGAAGTAAATGGAAACTCACCTGATAGAAAAGAAATATTAAAAGACTTTGAAAATGGCGAATATGAAGTGTTATGTAACTCAATGCTTTTAACAGAAGGCTGGGATTGCCCATCAGTGGATACGATTGTTGTATTAAGACCTACAAAGGTTAGAAGTTTATATCAACAGATGGTTGGACGTGGCATGAGACTTAGTCCAGGTAAAAAGGAACTCCTATTATTAGATTTCTTATGGATGACAGAGCGTCACGATTTATGTAGACCATCAGCTCTTATTTCTAAAAATGAAGGTATCGCTAAGCGAATTGATAAGTTAGTCATGGACACAGGTTGTGGCATCGATTTATTAGAAGCAGAACGCAAAGCAGAAAATGATGTCATTCAAGAACGTGAAGCTGCACTTGCACGTGAACTTGCTGCAATGAAGAGACGCCAAAGAAAACTTGTCGATCCACTTCAATACGCACTTTCGATTTTTGCAGAAGACCTTATTAATTATGAACCTACATTTGCTTGGGAGATGGGACCTGTTACTGAAAAACAAAAATCATATCTTGAGAGAATGGGAATCTTAACTGACACAATTACATGCTGTGGTCATGCAAGCTCAATTATTGAAAAATTAAGAGCAAGACAAGATGAACATTTAGCAACTCCAAAACAAATCCAGTTACTTGAAAAATACGGATTCTATCATGTAGGTACATGGGACTTCGATAGTGCAAGTAAGATGATTACTCGAATCGCAAATAATAATTGGTTCTTACCTCGTGGCTTAGATGCTGCAAGTTATCAACCATAATGGGAGGACACTATGGACAACATACTAGAAGCACTTAAATATATAAAAGTTGCTGATTTATCTTATCAAGAATGGATAAATGTCGGTATGGCACTTAAAGCAGAAGGCTATGACTGCTCAGTATGGGATGAATGGTCCAGAAATGATTCAAGATACAAAGCAAATGAATGTCAAAAGAAATGGGCTACCTTTAGCGGTAGCTCTAATCCCATAACTGGTGGAACCATAATTCAAATGGCTAAGAGTTATGGATATATACCTCATTCCTTTGTTGGAGACGGCTGCTTAGATTGGGATGATGTTATTGAATATGATGGTGATGGTATAACCTATGAAATTCCAAAAACAATGACGCCAGTTGAGCAGCTAGTCCTTTATCTTGAAACTTTATTCAAACCAGATGATTTAGTTGGATACGTAACAAATGATGTATGGCAAGACTCAGAAGGAAAATGGATGCCTTCAAAAGGTGTTTATGATCGCACCGCACAAGATCTCATAGATACACTTAAAAAACATCCAGACGACTTAGGTGCAACAATAGGCGATTGGAAGGATGAATGTGGTGCTTGGATTCGATTCAATCCCTTAGACGGATCTGGCGTTAAGAATGAAAATATTACTCGTTTCACTTATGCACTTGTTGAATCGGATGATATGCCTATTTCTGAACAAGATGCATTTTATCGAAAACTCGAACTACCAATAGCGGCACTCACAAGCTCAGCAGGAAAATCCATTCATGCAATAGTTAGGGTAGATGCAAAGGACTATGCAGAATACAGAAAACGAGTAGACTTCCTTTACGATTACTTAGAAAAGAATGGACTAAAGGTAGATAAGCAAAATCGCAATCCTTCGAGATTATCCCGTATGCCAGGAGTTACTAGAAATGGCAAAGAACAAACATTAATTGCAACTAATATTGGCCGTGCATCATGGATAGACTGGCTTGATTTTGTTGAAGGTGTAAACGATGAACTACCAGGACTTGAAAACTTAAAAGATCAACTGCTAGATCCACCAGCACTTCCTGAAGAGCTTATTGAAGGAGTACTGCGTTGTGGCCATAAGATGCTTATTTCAGGTTCATCAAAAGCAGGTAAATCATTCTTGCTTATGGAATTGGCTGTTGCTTTATCAGAAGGTATGACATGGCTAGGTTTTAAGTGTAAGAAATCAAGAGTTCTTTATGTAAACTTAGAAATTGATGCAGCATCATTTATTAATCGTTTTGCTGAGATTTATAAGGCATTAAAAATTACTCCAAAGCATAGTGATGATATCTCAATTTGGAACCTTCGTGGCCATGCAGTTCCACTTGATAAACTAGTGCCTAAACTTATTAGAAGAATATCAAATAAACAATATGATGCGGTAATAATTGATCCAATTTATAAAGTTATTACTGGCGATGAAAACAATGCTTCAGAGATGGGTGCATTTTGTAATCAGTTTGATAAGATTTGTAATGAAACTGGATCAGCTGCTATTTACTGTCATCACCATTCAAAGGGTGCTCAAGGTTCTAAACGAGCAATGGATAGAGCGTCTGGTTCAGGTGTATTTGCTAGAGATCCTGATGCACAACTAGATATGATCCAACTCGATGCACCAGAAGAATTTATAGCAAACTATGCGGACAACTTATCGGATACTGCATGGAAACTTGAATGTTCATTACGTGAATTTAAGAACTTCAAACCTCGCAACTTTTGGTTTAAATATCCTATACATGTTCTTGATACTGCAGGAAATTTAGATAAGCTTTTCTCGGAAGGATCAGCAGAGGCAAACCTAGCAAAATCTGGTAAGAGAGCTCAAACTCCAGAAACAAGAAAAGAGGAGTTTGATCGAGCATTTGATATATGTTCTGAAGATGGTATTACAGCAAATGCAGAAACAATAGCCGAGTATCTTGGAATTAAATCAAGAACTGTACGAGATAGAGTGAATGAATTTGCTGATGAATACAGCACGCATAAAGGTATTATTACAAGACATGAGAAAACTGGCGGAAAGGAAAATGACACGTAATCTGCCAAAAAATACAAAATTGGCGGAAAGGAAAAAAATCCCTATCTGCCGCCAGAAAAAAACTGGCACAAAAACTGGCGGAAAGGGCTTATATATAGGTAGCTACCGCCACCAGCACCGCTGACGCTCTGTCGTAGTAGGATAAGGGCTTTTAAAATCGCCCTATCCCTACAACAGAAGCATCAACGTCAGCACAAGTTTAATGCCAGACTCAAAAACTAAAAAAGGAGAGAAGTTGATGAAGTTATTTTTATTGATGGAACCACCTACTGTGACAGCTCAGCAAGCAAAGGTAACGGTGGTTGGAAATAGACCTATGTTTTATAAGCCAGAGAAAGTGAAAGCAGCAAGGCAAATGCTCATTAGACATCTGAAACCATTCAGACCTGATACACCATATGAAGGGCCGCTTGAACTACATGTTATTTGGAAGTTTCCACGAGGCAAAAGGCATAAGAACTTTGAATGGCGAATAACAAAGCCTGACACAGACAATCTTCAAAAGATGCTCAAAGACTGTATGACTGAAGTAGGTTTTTGGAAAGATGATGCGTTGGTCGTTAAGGAAATTGCTGAGAAGATTTGGTCAGATGAGCCGAATGGTATCTGGATTGAGATCAAGTGCTTAGACAAGATAGCGGAGGTAGATGATGGAACATGAAACCTTTAACTTAGCTAAGAGAGATATAAGCAACCGAAGGAGGAATTAGCATGACGAAAGAAGAATATTTAAAACAAGTAGGTAAACTACAACACAAGTTAAATATGATGAAACTGCGTGCGGAAGAGTACGAAGCGTTAGCTAATTCCATCCCATCTCAAGACTTCACCAGAGAACGAGTGGACTGCACAAGAAATCTAGAAGCACCATTTGTCAAATGGCTAATAAAACTCATGGACCTTGAAGCAGAAATGAAAGAGGTAGAAAAACAACTCGATGAAAAAAGAGCTGAGGTTATAACAGTCATTGAAGCATTGAGTGATGAAAACCAAAAATCAGTACTGATGTTAAGGTACATAAGTCTACTAAGTTTTAATCAGATTACAGAGAAGATGTTTTACAGTTTATCGACCATAAAAAGGTGGCACAAGGAAGGCATCGAGCTGATTAAAGTTGATGTTAAAAAATGAACCATAATGAACCACGATGGACCTTCTTGAACCATTGTGATTATGTCAATAGTGTGGTACAATTAAACTAGGAAATACTAATAAAATTA